CGAGCGCATACGAAGGCGCCGGGCCGCCGTTCTGCCAAATATCAAAGGCGCCGTTTTTCAAGAAATTGCGACCGACCGGGACCGTGGTCGCCGAGCTCAGGAGCAGCACCTGCCAGTTCCCGGCGCCTGCCGATACGGCGATAATGACGTCGCCGGCCGCAACCTTGCGGTCCTTTTTGCCGGGCAGGATGAGCGAGGTCGCGTTATAGGTCAGCTTGGTCGCGCCGGCGAATTTGCAAATTCGGAAAACGCCGGCGGTCGCAACATCAAAGCCGGTGATGGTGGTGGTACCAGTGATGTTGATCAGGTTCGAAAGCGCCGCCCCGATGCCGGTCGTCGCCCCTGAGGCGACGTCCGTCCAATCCGCGAACGAGGTTTTCCCCTGATAACCTCGAACCGCCGCAAGGATGGCGCTGTAAAGCGCCGTGTCGTCACCCTCAACGTCTGCGATCCCGAATCCATCGAAGGCGTGGCGGATATGAGCCAGCACCGCGTTCAGGTCGTCGTCATGCGGGATCGTGTTTTTCGAGTCGTCGAACCAGCGCCGCTCGTTGTCACCGCTGTTGACGTGAGCCGGCCGCGCCGAGGAGGTGCGCGTGTTGTCTTTGGGGTTCAGGTTGCCGACGGCCATCAGATCACCTCATAAGCCAGTGCAATGTGAGCGGGAACGATCCGCGCGAGAACGCACTCGAGCTGGGTCAGCGGGGGCGTGCCGAGCGGCTCATCGAGCCCCAGCGCCCACGTCCCGAGCGTGATCACCTCGAAGGAAACCTCGGACTCGCTCGAGTCCACGACCGCCCTCAGCGTCGAGTAAACACCGTCGTAAATCAGCTCGCCGCCTTCCACCAGCCCGCCCTTCAGCCAGCTAAAGGTCGCGCTAAATCCGATGTTCTCGGCGAGGCCGGTATAAAACGCGAGATCCTGACCCGCGCCCGAGGTGACCTTGTCGCAGATGAATTCGGAGAACGGGTCGCATTCGTCGGGCAGCCCGTAATCGGCGGCCCATAGATCGAGGTCGGTGGTCGCGGTTGAGCAAAAGAACTCGAGCAGCATGTTCGTCGTGATCGTCTCGAGGCTCGCCCAAACGCTGGCGACGCCCATCCAGAACTGCCGAAGGATGGAAACCTCGACCGAGGCGTTGCGATCGTGCGTCTGCCAGGCGCGGCCCTGAGGGTGCAGCGCCATCAGCAGGTCGTAAGATTCGTCCTGGGTGAGTGGTTCAGCGAGCATCAGGAGAACGTCACGGTGCCGAGGACGGGGATTTGCGGCAGCCCACCGGTCGTCAAGCCGACCGTTACATCAGCGGCGGGCAGCACGAGCTGATGGCTGACATGGCCGGCGGCGTTTGAAATCGCCTCGTCGACCCACGATCGCGAGAACAGCTCACCATCGGAATCGCCCGGGATCGCGCGGCGGATGAACCCGGCCGCGAGCTCGGTGCTGATCGCGTCACGCACCGCCGGGGTATCGGGGTCGAGGCTGGCAATCTGCACATTGACCGGATAGGGCACCGGCGCCACCGCGTGAATCTCAGCGCTGGCCGGCGCATTGGTCTCGAGGATGGTTTGCAGCGACGCAATATCGGCCGCCTGCGGGATGCCGTCGCTGTACGTCTCGTCCATCATCGCCACCACCGTGACGTGCCCGGCATCGGGCGTTGCGCGCTGAACAAAGACCCGGGTGATGCCGGGCATTGTTCTGGCCCAGCGAATGTAGTCGCCCGGTGAGCCGCCGAGCGGCGGGTTGCGCTTCAGGTCGAGCAGGCGCGCGCGCAGCGAGGAATCGTTCTCCTCGTCGAGCCCGCCGCTGATCCCGGCGTCGTCGACCGTGATCGACGTCAGCCCGGCAATCGGGGCCTCGATCGGCAAGGGCGTGCCGGGGACCGCGTTCGACGCCTTGCCGGCGGCCTCGGCCACCATGGTCAGCGTCGCGGTGCCGTCAGCGATGGTCGCCTCGTCCTGGACCGTATAGGCGATGCCATCGGCGCGGATCACGCGCGTGCCGGCCGGAATGATCGTCGTGTCATCGCCGACCGCAACCGCAGGCCCGGTCGCCAGCACCGGTGCGTTGCGCGAAGTCCCGGCATCGACCGCGTGCAGGTCGAGGTAATCGGACTCGGCGACCGAAACAAACGCCTGCAGATGCATCCACTGGATTCGCAGCTGGATGGCGCGCAGCGCCTGCGCGAACACCTTTGTGATGACGTAGAGGTTATTGGGCCAAATATACGGATTTGAACCCGGAATTTCCGAGGCAACCGAGGCCCGCAGATCCTTCGAAATCTTGTCGGCGGTGTCAGCAGTCCAGGTCACAGACGACGCCCCTCAGTTGAACAACGCGAAACCCTTATCATACAGCGCCGTGCCGTTGTCAGTGTAACACCGCACCTGAAGATTCAGCCGCCCGGCCTTCGGGTCGATTTCCACGTCGACCTTGATATCGGCCACCACCTTTTGCGCGATGAGCGTCTGGAGCGCCTGCGTTGCGTATGCCTTCGCCTTGCGCGCCGTATCGGCATTGAGCACGCCCTGCTCGAGCGTCCAAAGCAGCGAGCCCATCGGGGCCTCGTTGAGTTCGGTGTTCACGTCGAAGGTGTCGCCATGCCAGCCGCGCGGGCCTGAGCTCGTCAGAACATAGTCGGGCGATCGCGCGTCAGTGAAGAGCTGCAGCAGGATCGCCGTCTCGAGCGGGTAAATCGACTGCAGGCCGCCGACATTGTTCGGCTCGATCGTGGCGTCGGCCAGTTGCCAGTCGCCCATCCCGCCGCTGCCGTCGGTGATATCGCTGCGCCAGACGGTGTCCCACGGCGGGGCGAACAGCGGGTCCTGGCCCTCGTTGGCGCGGCTGATGACTTCGGGCAATGGCGGCGCTCCTACTTCGCAAAGACTTCTGTAGCGCAACCGGCGTCCACGATCACGCCGCCCGTTATAGTCGCGCCGCTGATCGCCACCCGCTTGTTCGCGCCGGCGCCGAGTTCGATGCGGGGCGAATCGACCACCACCTTGGTCGTCCCCGAAACCGTCGCGTTATCGCAGTTTACGGTGATGTTTTTACCGGGCGCATTGATCGCAATGTCGCCGCTCGAGGTGACGGTGAGGCCGAGAACCGTGAAGTCGGTCTCGGCCGTCTTGAAGTGCAGAAACTGCCCGTTTTCATCGTAGAGCCGGGTCTCACCTTCCGCGATATCGGTCGGGCGCGCATCAGGATTCTCGAGCGTGATCAGGATTGCCTGGTCGGCGTTGCCCTCGAGGTTCAGAACGATGCCGACGCCCTTCGAGGGCCGTGAGCTGAGCCCGGCCTGCTGGTGGCGAATGATCGGGCGCTTGTCGCTGCCATAGAGTTCGCTGTTGCGGCCCTGAACCTTCGCGCCCTGCAGCTTTTCGCTGTCATCGAGGCTGATCAGCTTGACGCGGACGACCGTGTTTTTCATCGGTTGCCGCCATATGCCTTTTGTTGCAGGGCATCAATCGCCGCCTGCGATCGCGAGCCCGGGTCCCACATCGGGCTCGAGTTCGAGCCGGCCGGGTCGTTGCCATTGTAGGACCGCGGGTCGACCAGGCTGATATGGGCGAGCGTGCCGGCATCGGTCTGGGCGAACTTCACCTTTTCGATGACCATGTCCTGCTCGAGCCTGAGCCACGGCACCCGGCAAAAGACCTGAAACCCCGGCTCCCACAAAGCCCCGGCATCATCGCGCCAGGACGGCGTCGTCAGTTCGGCCTTTGCCGAGTTGCCGGCGGCGCGCGCCTGTTCCCACTCGGCCCGCTGACGGGCCAGCGCCGCGTTCGATTCCGCATTGTCGACGATGACCTTCTGGCGCGCGCGCGTGACGGTCTTGTCATGCGCCACCCCATGGGCGCCGCTGATTTGCGGGTCCTCCCATGACGCCGCCGACTGGCCGTCGACGATGTAATCGGCGAAGCGAGCCCGGGCGCTGATGGTGCCCTGAACCCGCGTCAAGTTGATTCCCAGAATAAGCCCGCCGGCGTGGCGGCTCAGCCCCGCCTTTGTCAGCTCGATCTGCCCGTCGGCCGCGCCCTTCATGACGAGCTTTCGCTGCTGGCAGAGGCGCAGCAGCTCGGCGTGACGGCTCGAGCCCTTCGACGCGCGGAATGACGGCACCTGCGCCCCGGTATCGGTCAGCGTGCGGATCCCGACGCCGCCGGCATCGAGCGCCTTTGCAATGTCCTCGACCTTCATGTTTTCGAACTGGCCAGTCGGGTGGGTGACCGACGAGTCCACAAAATCGGCACCCTTGCCCCGCATCCGTATCGTTACGCCGTGCGTGATCCGGTCGCCCTCAACGTCGTAGTCGTCGACATATCCGTCCATCATCAGCGTGCCGTTCGCCGTGATTTGAATCGGGGTGTTCGGCGGGAAATGCCAGTCGGCGAAGAATGCCGAGTCGGTCACCATTTCGTGGCCAGGCTGCGGGATTTCCGACACGCTGATTTCGGCGGCGCGGCACGCCTCGTTCAGCGCAGCGTCCATCTCCACCGATTTCCACCCGGTGAATTTCTTGCCGTTGGCGATGAGGGCGACGTCCTCGTATGCCATCAGGCGGCCAGCGCGTCGATTTCGTCGGGCAGGGTGAGCGGGTGGCACGAGGCGTCGTTCTCGGCCCATAGCTCGGCGTCGCGGCTCGCGTCGTTGTAGAGCTCGGCCGCCACCACCGCCGCAGGCCGGCCGCGTCCGACCTTGAGCCGCAGCGATCGCGGCAGCTGCGCGCCGTTGCGCGTCAGATAATCGGCCGCCGCGTTCCTGATCCCCATCAGCACCGCGTGCCCGTCAGGATCCGTGGCGGCATAGAGCTCGTCGTAGAACGCCGGCGCGATCAGCGCCCGAGCGGTGACCGCCTCGGCCCGCGACTTGTATGTGATGCGGGTCAGCGCCTGCGCCCAGCGCACCAGCGATGCGCGGCGAACAAACGCCGCCACCGTCCCGGTGAGACTCGCCTCGGCCTGAACCGAAAGCGTGTTGATCGAACTCGACGGGTCCTGCGCCTCGAACGTGATCAGCGGGTCGAGGGCGCGAACCACGGTGGCCGGGTCGTCGGCGTTCAGCGTCATCAGCCGCAGCGTATCGCCGAACACGCGCGCGAAGGCGCTGTCGGTCGAGTCCTGATCATCGACGAAAACGGTCTGGTCGATGCGGTAAGCGTTCGGCCCCTGCTCGGCGTAGCGTTCTGCATTCGCCCCGAGGAGGCGGGCGCCATACTGAACTTTTGCCGCTACGTTCTGGTCGAGAATATTAACACCGGCGAATGCGGCGAGCAGCGCCGATGAGGAAAGGCCGATCGTGACCGATGCCGCCACCCTGGCAACCGCCGGCACCGCGAAGGGCTGGCCGCCGATGCTGGCATATGCCGAATTGAACTTTTCGGAAAAAGCGTCGGTGAGCTGCTGCGTGGCGGTCTCGGCGGAAAGCGAAACCGCGCCCGCATCCTGAACCGTCGAGACCCGGATGCCGGCGGGCTTTGACGTTTCGAGCACAAACTCGATCGCAAAATTAATCCGGCCCATTTTGTCGGCCAGGAACGTCGACGAGACCCGGCGAACGCGGGCCTGACCCGCGGTGCGCAGCGGCAGCTGCAGCTGGCCGGGGCCCAGCGTGTTGCATGCCTCCCAGAGGCTCTTGGCCTGATCGTCGGCGTCGTCACCCGCAACAAACGCCTCGACCAGAAATCCCTGGCTGAGCCGGCCGAGGTCCTCGTTATCCCAGTCCTCGGACCCGGGGTATTCATGCGTGATGAGCCGCCGGCCGCCCTCGAGCCGGTCGGTATCGACGAAAAAGTTAACGCCCTTGAAGGACGCCTGCGCCTGCGTCTTCGCCCAGAACCTCACCAGCTGCCCCCCGCGGTTGGCATCGTGCCGGTATGATCGACCCCGGTCCTGACCGTTACCCCTTTGCCGGGCTTATGGCTGACCGAGCCGACCCGAGCCCCGGCATCGGTCTTGATGTTCAGGTCGACCTGCGCCCGGTGAACGCCGCCCTCAGGCCCACCGGCGGCCAGGCGCCCGGCGATCGCAATCCGGGCAGCCGCTGAGGCCGCCGGGTCGCGGGGCCGCTCGTAGCGCGTCAGGATGGCCAGCGCGGCGCTTCTGGCGTCGGACGCCCGGCGAAGGGCAAGCCCGGCTGACCGCTCTCCCCCCTTGGTCAGCTCATAGTTCACAAAGGCCAGCTGCTGCTCGAGGCTCGAGCCGATCAGTGAGCGCCCGGCGAACCGGGCGAAGTTGCGGGCCCGGTCGGCATGCCATTGAGCCGCCCCATAGGCCGAGCCCGAGTCCCCCGGCCTATTCGCCTTCAGGCCGCTCTCATATTGCAGGTTCCCGACGATGCCGGCGGCCTGCGCCCGGCTCCAGCCCATCTTCTGAAAGAACGCCACCGCCGCTGAGGCCGTCCCGATCGCGCTCTGGGCGAGGATCCCGGCCGGGCCCGGGAAGGCGGCGGCAATCCGGCCCGCCGTTGCCAGCCCGGTGCTGGTGTCCTTGAACCCGTTGCGCGCCGCCTGGCCGATATCGCGGGCGGCGGCGACCGCCCAGTCCTTGGCCGCCTTGAACCCGGCAATAAGGCTGTTGATCATCTGACGGCCGGTGTCGAACAGGTCGATATGAAAACTGGCCTTGATCTTCGCCGCGTTATCGCCCGAGGCCCCCGTCAGCCACTCGTATGCCTTCGCCGCAGCGCTGACGAGGCCCGCCAGAACCTTAAACGGCAGCAGGACCAGCTGAACCGCCGGCGCGATGATCGAGCCGAGCACGTAACCCACCATCCGCCCCACCGAGGCAATCGCCGCATATTGTTTTTTGTTCAGCTCGATGGGCGCCAGCAGGTTCTTGAACCATTGCCAGACGCCGCTGATGGCCGAACCGATCGCCTTAAAGACCGGGGCAAGCGGGGCGAGCGCGGCGAACACCGGCCGCAGCGCCTCGACGACACCTGACGCGAACCCCGAAAAGAACGCACT